GTGGAGCAAAACCAATGCAATTTGGTTATACCTTTTCGAAAGGTATAGTGGAGCAAAACCAATGCAATTTGGTTATACCTTTTCGAAAGGTATAGTGGAACAAAACCAATGCAATTTGGTTATACCTTTTCGAAAGGTATAGTGGATAAAATTGAATCAAACACAATTGTTATTGGTATTGTATCTCTTATAACATAATGTCTGTGTACCAACCATCTGAATACATGAAGTGGGTAACCGGAAACGTAAACACATTCGCTCCAAACGAACAAAACTTGGTGGCGTGTGTGTATTGTCGCGATATATATGAAACGACCAACCTTCGCCAAACGCACAATTGTCTAGTTTGTAAAAAATGTGGCGTTGATGCCGTAATGGTAGTCAAAAACTCGCCATTGCATGGGCTTGCACTCGAAGAACAACAAAAACTACTAGAGAAATGGCACGCACAAGGTTTTCTCGAGTATAACTAAACACTGTTTGCAAGAAACATGTTATTATACCCGTTGATAGGGATAATTTTATAAGACAAATTGGTTAGAAAATTAAACAAATCTTTATTTTCTGTATTGGATTCAAATAATATGGTAGGATAATTCGATTTTTTTAAAGTCTCCGTCGCCCCCAATAAAACATTCAATTCATTTTCCTCGACGTCCATTTTGATAAATCCAATGTTGGTTAGCCCGAAGCTGTCCAATGTTCGAATGCTAACCTTTTCTGTAGCCAATACTTGATTTTGGTTTTTGATTAGGGTCGATCCCCCCCCGTCGTTACTCACAATAAACAATTCCTTTTCGCCGACCTGATCATTTGATCCTAGGCCATAATTAATGCATGTGACATTTTTCAAATTTGAAAGCGCGACGCTGCCACACAAAGAGTAATACGTCATTTTTTGCGGTTCAAAAGAAAAAACCTGTTGGCTTTTATCCGCCAAACAAACCGAATATGTTCCACTATGGGCGCCAATATCCAACGTAACTTTGTTCGAAAAGCAGAATTGCTTTGACCATTCAATCAAATTGGATTCAAATAACCCATTTTGCGAATAATAATGTATATTATTCGACGGTAAAATAAAGTTCAATTTGTCCGTACTGTCGATAACTTGGTTGTCATTGTTTTGCGATACATCTCTATTCTTTGGCTTTGTCAATATAAAATAATTACAAGACATTATTTTACATTCAAAAATGTGTTTAAGTTGTTTTCTTCAAAAATCGGGGTTATCTGTGAAAACTTGAGGAGCGCCAGTGCCACCGCTGATTGGTTTCAATTGTTCTATAATAAAATTACCAAAAACGACGCTAAAATAAACCAATAGAGCATCCCGTATCAACAATTTCAGCGGTTTGTTCTCTTTGTCGATAAACCTCATTTCGATAAATTTAGCAATGAGAAAAACAACGGATATTATTCCAGCGATTACAAATATGTTATCCATATACAATAACTTTTCAGATTCTTCTTCACTATTTTACGCATTTCAATCCAGTAACTCAAACTCTATTTCCTCGTTAAGTTCGGGAAAAGTTATAGCCGGTTCACCAATTTCATGAACGTCTGTGGAAGACAAACTAAACAATTGGTCGGTTATTTTAAGTTTTTCTACTTCATCATCATCATCGTCAACCCTTTGTTTCGCACGCGTTTCGCCGAGTTCCGTTAAATATTCGACAGATTTGGGAGCATTTACAGGTGTAATGTTATTTTCGTGATCTTTTACATAATCAACATCGTCGAATGATAGCTTAGGGATTTCAGTTTTGATCGTTTGTTCTACATTAATTGTTTTTTCTACATCTATCGTTTTGTTCACATCCGTCGATTTTTCTACATCCACTGGTTTTTCTACATCTTCGGGTTTTATGATTTCTTCAGTTATATATTCCTCCACGGACTCGTCGTTCATGTACTCCTTCAAAATCGCCTCGACGGGGATACTTTCTCTTAACGTATTCAAAATACATTCTTGAACTATTTTCTCGAGCTCGCGATTGTATTGTTGTATTTGAAGAGGAGAAAGCTCGATATCAAACAGGTAAACATTTTTATAAACCTTTCTAGCTACACTTATGTAAACTTTGTGAATAAAGTCGTCCAGCTTTGGGACGTTGATGTCAATCTTTTTCTGTTTTTGTCCAACCCTAACTGCTGTCAAAATCTTAAGTTGAATAATGTGCACACACGTTACCAAATCTTCTAAATACAAACAACCGCTTTTATCGCAAATTCTCTTTCGTTCGGTTTCGATAATCGTATTATTCCATTTTGGGATCCTGCAAACAAAATTTTGAAACGTCATCAAGTATTTGCCCATTTCGTTGTTTGCCTTACAAAGTTTTATAGCTTCGTCAATAATAGATTTAAATCCGTCAATTATCAAAGGGGTTAAAATTGTTATCAACCGAGCAGCCCATTCATTTCTGCTTTCGTGCAGTGTGCTAACATCAAAATCATCCATGTTACATAAATGAAATATTTTCTAAAGATAGTTCTAAACTTAAAAATAAAAAATTCAAAATAAACAACATTAGTATTTTTTCATTCCTAAATTCTTTTCGAACACGGTTAAATGCGATTAACAATTCATATCTTCGTTCTACAGTAACAGTATGTTCTAAAAAGGAAGGGGTTTCCAGTACCTTTATTATGTCTAAACCACTGTAGCCCTTTTCATACAGTTTCGAACAAAACAACATTAATTTGTTCATATCCGTGGTTTTATCGAGTGATTTAACCAAATCCTTTTTCAATCGATCCAACCTACTGTTTTTTAGTTCTCTCATGTTAAATGTTTCATCTAAATTGTATTTATAAAGATTAATTGTTTTGTCGTTGTGTATCGGTTCCGGAACATAGATTTCACAGAATCTCGACAAAATCGGTTTCAACAAATTGTATTTGTCTTCCACAATAATAAAAAAACGTGTGTTGTGGCTGAATAACTCTATACATCTACGCAGTGCGGATTGGGCATCCATTGTAAGTTTATCGGCATTCGACAGTATTATACTCTTGAAGACATCTCCGCCATTTGAATTGATGTGTGTCTTGGCGAAGAATTTTAGTTCGTCTCTAACAAACTTGATCCCTTTACCGTGGGCACAATTCACATACATGACCAATGACTTTATTTTTTCTCTGTCGTTGTCGTATATGTTGTGTATAAATTCGTTTACGATTGTTCTCTTGCCGCTCCCAGATGGGCCATGAAATATAATGTTTGGAATCTTGTGTTTCGATTGAAAGCAATCTAATTTATCTTTTATATTTTGATGTATATTTAACAACATGCTTGAACTTGTTGTTATATGTGAATTGTTTTTATGTGTGTTTACTACGCAAATCCACTTTTATCCACTTTTAGAAAAAGTGGAGCAAAATCCACTTTTAGAAAAAGTGGAGCAAAATAGTAATGGATTTGGTTATACCTTTTTGAAAGGTATATTCGCAATGGATTTGGTTATACCTTTTTGAAAGGTATACTCGAGATCGATTTATCAACCATTCTCAAGCGTTGGTTTTGCTCCACTTTTCTCAAAAGTGGATAAAGTGGATAAAGTGGAATTAGACCGATGTAGTCAGCGAATGTGTATAAGGATTAGACCTGAACGCCTGCAATAAATCCCCGTCTATGCGCGAACAGTTAATGTCTTGATTGTAAGTTTGAGGCCCGTTCATTCTTCCATAATTCTCCTTCGACGGAGGCATGTGAACTACAGACGACGGAGCATTTACTCGATAATTAAATCGGTCACTGTCTTGTCTGGCTATATTTACATTCATTTGAGTATTGAACATTTGGGTGCCTCCCTGATTCGGGCGATTGTCGATCGTAGCCGATTTAATATCATTGTTGTGCTGACGATACGCTGCATCATACAAGACGTCGCCGTATTGAGTTCCGTTTCCCCCCGACGTTCCTATATAATTGCAACTGGTCGTGTCTCGTTGTGTCAAATCCATTGGTGTGTAATTGTTCACGTAAATACTCTCCTTTTGGTTATTGATGTTGAATTCCGGCGAATAAAGCGTTGTCTCTTTGATAGTGGTCGGCGTAGTGTCATTCGTGTTTAAGACGTAGCTCTGCGGGACATTTGATCCGGCTTCTCCGTAAATTCGAATGTTGTTCACGGTTTCCTCTTTGCGAGAAGGCCTCAAAATATCCATGAATGGAGCTATAACGGCTCCAATCGCTCCTCCAAACCCACTCCTCAAAGTATCGGGCTGTTTAATAGTCGAACGATGATTGCTGTAGTTTGTGTGACTGCGAAGGTAATTGTCTCCGTCGGTTGTGGGTCCTTTGCCGACTGCAGCGGAATGATTCACGTCGCAGGCCGGCAGCTGATGTCGTTTGCTCGCTTGAAAGTTCTCAGGCGCATATGCGGCCTTTCTGTCGGCAGCACCGGCCGGGCCAGCGTAATCCGTAACGATGTCATTTCGCCTCAATATTCCCATTTCTTGGATAGGCCTCAATGTTTCGCCTTTCTCTGCCCCGGTAGTAGTCAACCAACGATCTTGCGAATTTATGAAAAAGGTGTCGGGTCCCTGCTTCTCGACACGCCCAATTTTACCCAAATTTTTAATTTGTGCGTTTGCGGGGCCTTCGTGATTGATCAACTCATACTCGAGACGCGGATTCGTGTCGACACGAAGTTCGTCGACTGTTTTCGGCAACCATTTTTCGCGCGCCTCCATCCCCGAGTTATACCCTCCGCTTCCACTTGTCCCGAAACCTTGATTCAATCCGGGCCCCACATACTCGGTATCGAACGGCTTTACATTATTGTTTTTCATCGCAGGGTTAACTCTCGATTGATAGAAGTCGCTTTGATTTGGGGCGCCGTAAGCCCACTGCATGTTCGCCTCTGGTTTAAAGAGCGGGGCCTGTTCTATTTTTTTGATTACTTGCGACCCGCTTCCAATCATGTTATCCAACACCGTTTCGGCGATGTTTGCATTGAAAGTATTACCCTTTACCTTGCCTCCATTGAACGGCACCATATTATTGTGCTTGAACTGCTGAGAATCGAGATAATCTCCGGACATGGAGTATATTTGTTGAGGATTTTGTCCAACCGCTGCTCCTTTTCGAACCCTCTCTTCGTAAAGATTCTGGTTAAAATATTTGTCTGTGGCGGCGTTGGGATTTGGGTATTCTTGAACAGTGTCTACCAATTGATTTATGTTTGGGACAGGGAAATTTTGAGGCGGTGTATTTGTATTTGGCAAATAATTTGTCGGCTTTCCCATATTCGTAAACTTTTCTCTTGCGTCACATGGTTTATTTTTTTGATTTGATACTACATACATTCCTCCCAATGCAATTAAAGGGATTGCTAATTCCATAATATATATAAAGTATAATATTTTTATAAAGTTAATTTTGCAAGTTTGTAGATGCGCAAGAATTGTCGTGCATACAAGTTTTACCTCCCTTTATCAAATCGAAACTGGCAGGCAACAGATTGTTCGATTCGTTGATAACACAATCTCTCTTTGGTGTAAAATAATCCTTTTCTAAAATGCGAGTATTTAAGTTGTTGGAGAAAGACATACACGTATTTTCCTGAGGATTCAATGGTGGGTAATACCAGTCGACTTGTTCTTTGTCTCGAACCATCCACGCAGGAGCGATCGCCCTCGACTGTTCGGTGAAAACATTGTTACAATTGGGATACTTGATGGGTTCGTTCGGGACGTTGTAACTCTTGTAATTGTCTTTTCCTAAACAATCTCTGCCTATTTGTCGGTTTACGCCCAAAAGATCGCTTTCTAAATTGATAGTATTGGTTCTCATGTTGGCGCCCCACTTTTGAATAATAATTTGAGGATCTTCTATATAACATGGGTTCGATCCATTGCCGGGAACATTCAATATCCATCTACCCGGGTCGGTTGATTGTTGCAATTGTTTTTTAGTCCTACAAGGGTCGTAATAAAATCGAGTGCATGCCATTTATAATATAATTATATATAAAATATTTTGTAGACAATTGTAAATCATATTGAATAATAATTTAAATAGACTCGACTTATTATGTATTATGGAAATTATGGAAAATGGTTATATTCCCACGCTG